CTCAATCACCTGTCGAAGATTTTTGAGCTTAAATAAACGATGCCAACAAACATGCTTCTCAATGTCTATCAAGAGAAGATTGCTTGGATGAGAACTACCAGATTTTGACCGAGCTGTCAAATGATGTTGATTCCTACCACTGAACCTCCTCTGTCGGTGCTTCGTTTTCTTTCTTCTAGTCTTATGACTTCGCTTACCCTTACGCCTACTCATAAGAGCCTCCTATGCCTTGAAGACTTTTTTGCCATACCGACATTGATTGTTAACTATCGGTACAAGAAATGGTGTTGTGTTTTTGAGGTTGTAATCTCCCTCAATAACCGTAAATCCATTCTGCCAATTCTGTTTAGATGTATAAACAGGATCGAGAGAACATGAACATCCCATCTCAAACCCATAGATAGTGCCAGCAAGAGTTGTTTGGAAGTAAGCACCAAGTCTGTGAGTGTGAGCCTGAAAAACCCTGACTCCCTTGTCTGCAACTAGGTTCTTTGCAGTATAACAAGAGTGCTTGTTAACTCTATTGAAATGTCCAATATAGTTATCTCCTACAACGACATAGTTGTCTGAGAACTTTGCGATGTCTGGTTTGAGGTCTATGATTTCTATTCCTAGTTCTGGTAGGTCGAATAGTTTTTCTAAAACCTCTTCGTGCTTAACACCATGACTTAGATTGAGTATCGTGTAGATGGAAGAATCTCTTGCCATTTCGATATAGATATGCTTTCTAAGTCTAAACTCGTGATTACCAACAATGAAAACAATTCTTGCATTGGGAGCAATCTCTCTTAGTTTTCGGAGATAAGATCTGCAGGCCTCTACTTCGTTTCTAATAGCTCTATCGCCAACTCTTTCTGGTGACTTGCTAAAGAAAGATATAGCGTAGAAGTCTGCCAAATCTCCAGCCAGAATGATCGTCTTAACCTTTCGCCATTCTATAAACTTTCGCTGAATATCGAATACCCTTTTGTTGTCAAAGGGTATGTGTTGATCGTTAAGAATGATGATCGGCGGTCTCACTCCCTCTAACACGTTATTCATTTCAACCTCCTTTGGGCAGATTGTAGGAACTACTATAGGAAAATCCTCTAGTATATCTATGGGCATATTTATCTTTTAACTAGAACCGCTAATAGTAACAATAGTATTGATACCATTATTCCTATAAGCCATTTATTTATTGATAACTTAAAGTCTGATAAACAGGCAGCAAAGTCTAATTGAATTTCTGCAATCTTTTTCAAGAACTTCTTCTCCATATCGTTTATCTGGTGTGGTAGATGATTTGATACCTGCTTAGAAATATATTCTAAGGTATTCTTGTTGTTTTTAATGTCGGCTGTGTTGTTGGCAATCTGTATGCAGTGTTTAGCTATTTCAACATCTTGTTTGTTGTCTATTATTTGTTTCATAGATTATAGTGATGGCAAAGATGGTAGTGATGGTAGTGACGGTAGTGATGGTAGCGCTGGTAGTGATGGAAGCGACATTCCTTTGTCTTTACTTCCACTATAGTATTGGTCTTTTATTCCAGCACCACGACCAAACCACCAATAATATAGCTTTCCTCCGATTGGAATATCTTGTATGGTTCTCATGTTATTGATTTTATAAGACTCTTCGTTGTCACTAAACATTTCTACTATGTCCTTGAAGATATCGTCTATCACCCTTGCCGGCGGTGTAATCTGATCATATATCACACTGCTTATACCGCTTCTCCTAGCTTGTGTTAATGAGTATCTGCTAAATCCTATTAGCTTCATGAACTGATCAATCACCCTGTCGCTTAGTGATGTCTTTTTTCCCATTAAGAAATCCTTGAGTTCGTCTGCCCCAGCATCTGCTAACATAAGCAATGCTGAAAGTCTAAGGAAATTCTTTATAGCTTTCTTTGGGTTCTTCTTTAGGTTTTGAATAACATCGTTTCTGTATACATCAAACTTTTTGATTGTCCATGTTTTTAACATATAGAAGATTCTTCCATTGCCAGCAGTCAGGTATATCTCTGGCACTTCTGATAAGGCAATTGGATCTGTGTCTAGTATCTCGTTGAACACTAAGAACTTAACGTTCTCTGTTATTCTTTCGCCCTGTAAGTCTCTCAAAACATCTTCAACTGTTGACCCCTCAACTTCATATCCAAATACTTCATCAAGTTTATTAATGAGTTCTGCGTTTGGTTTCTTGGCTTTTTTAATGTACACAGAAAGAGCAGCGTTCAACTTAACGTTCTTAAAGAATCCATCTATTCCCTCAAGTCCACTATATTTCATTGCGTAAGTTGCAAGTTTTCCTGATGCAGTTGCATCTGCAAGTTCGTATGCAATTTTATCCATTCCAAAGTCGTATCTATTCAATTCGTTTTTTCCGAAAATAGTTTTTGCCATAGACTTTGATGTGTCTCGTATTCCATATTTATATAATGGAAAAGCTATATCTGCTAACTGAGTAAGTGCATTAACGAAGTTGCCAAGTATTGTTGTGTATCCAACGTTCTTAAATGTTCCAATAATTCCATGAGTACCTCTTGTGTTGTATCTTGCATATAGAATTTCCTTTATTTCTTTCTCGTCTTGAACGTCAACTAGTCCATCATCTATAAGTTTTGCTATGTATGCACCTATGGTGTTCTCTAGTTTAATTGTTTCTTTTGTGTCGAGATTCATCTCCTTGCCAAAGAACTTTCTTGCTTCAATTTGCTCTGTCATTTTAGAAACATAATGCACAAGAGATGATCCAACATCCATGTATAAATCGTTGAGTTCTGGTGTAATTATATCAATAATTCTATGCTTCGTTGACCCTGGAATTGAAAGAGATATTCCTTTGTTGTTAAATCCTCTCACAAAACTATCAATGGCCCTAGCCTTATCATCAAACGTAATCTCTCTGCCAAGTCCTTGAGTTTTTATATCTATTGCCTTGCTGATTACTGACCAGTTAACTTGCTTGGCAAAATACTCTACAAACTTCTTTGTATCTTTGATTGATCTAGTGAAGTAGTCTTGCTTGTAACCAGTCTCTAGTCCTGTAGCGTTTCCCTCTTTGTATATTCCATCTAGCATTTCTCTTATTGCCTTGTACTTTTCTTCAATGCCATACTTTTTGTTTAACTCACTGATAACCTTTTTGTCTCCATTTTTACCAGCAAAATCATAAACACGATAATCTTCGTCACTCATCTTTTTTAGTTCTTCTATGAATGGTTTCAGAACTACTAATCTTCTGTGTGTGTTTAGCATTGTTTTCTCTTCTGTTCTTCTCAGTGCCCTCTTTAGTGATGGGTGTATATTTTTAAGCCTAGTAGATATAACTCCTGCCATTTGATCTGCACCATGTCTTGTTTTTTCAATAGCATTAGTTAGTTTCTCTGATGCTGTTGTCTTTAGAGTCTTTCCTTTTTTGACAGTATCATACATTTCCTTAGTAGGAACTCCTGTGCTTTTTTTGTAAATCCTAAATCCCCTAGCAACCTTAAATGATATTCTTCCCTTGATTGCGTCTATAACCTTGTCTATTTGTATCTCAGACAACGATCCAATAGGTTTGTCTCCAGCACCGATATCTTCTTTTATCTCCTTAATAACAGACCTTTTCAGTTCCCCTATATCTAGGAGATAGTTAACAAGAGCTTTCTTTGTACCAACAGCCTCTTCTCTTCTGTCGTCTCTTTCTAGGTAGTCCTGAATCAATCCTGATGTTCTTTGGTCAGATATAAGTGACGTTGGTGTTGTTCCTTCTTTGTAGCCAAAGACCTTAACGTCTCCCATTTTACCCCTGATAGTAGAAATGTACTCCTCGTCTATGTCGTTTGTTAAAACAACCCTAGCGCCATTGTTTTGTAAATCAAACATTGACTTGTGAAGATCTGTAAGCTTGCTTCCTGATGTAAACTTCTGTTCGAGTTCGTCTGCAATCTCCTGTGCCTCACTGTCTCCGAGTAGCCCCTTCTTCTTTAGTCCATTAACATAAACCAATGCAGACTTAACATAAGGTGGATCTATGTAAAAACCAACTGATTTAGGGTCACGATCTGCAAACCTATCTGCCATCTTTCCTCCATCTTCATTGTAGAGATTTGTTTTCATTCCGTTTAGTTCCGTAGAAATGAACATATTGCTCATATCTGTGAACCCACTAACCATACCATCGTGTCCATAAATTTTACCCTCTATATCTTTCCAGCCAACAGAAGTAGTCGTGAGCAGGCTTTGTCCCTTAGATGCAAACATTCCAACTCTTGCTATAACTGCTTTTTCAATAGAAGATTTTAGCCCTGTTGTTTCTGTGTTATACATTTCTGTAAATGCTTTTTGAACAGGAACTCTTGCAGCTTCGTATTCTGTTTTGAATTCTCCTCCATCTTTCTTAGAGTTATAAGTCATAACCCTCTTGCCAAACTCTGTTTTCTTAATAAACTTAACCCACTCTTTGCTTCCAATAAATGAGTCTGGGTGCAATTTCATAAACACCATTAAGTGTTTCTTGAATGTTTTGTTCTCTGTGTATTTAAGTATTTTCTCGCTAAGTGTTTTAGTAGCACCATCTACAAGTGAATTAACTTCTTCTATTTTACCATCTTGTATGGCCTTTGTTATTAGATACTTTTCTTTATCAAATATATTTGCATTGTATTCTTTGACTCCTGCTTTTGCTGCTTTTTCTATTGCGTGAGTTCCTAGAGTATATGCTCCTGCGTATGGCTCGACAATAGTATCAACTCCATCCTCTCCCCAAGATTTATATATATCAGAAAACATAGGAATGGTTGCTTCCTTTGTTCCTAATAGTCCGAATGGTCTGCTAACTCCTTTTGCAGTTGGTCTGCTAAACAAAGTTATTAGCCTCTTAGTTTTCTCTGATAAGTCGACATAGAACTCGCTCTTCTTTACTTCTTTTATACTTTCCGTTAGTCTCTTTTCTTCTGCTTTCATATTCTTATCAAAGACTAATCTCCTGACCATCTCATCTCTAAGTTCTTGCTCTGACAATCCAAGTTCAGACGCAATTCCGTCTACTGTTTCCTTAGACGTTGTCCTGAACATCTTGTAATAGTCTCTTGTTCCAAGAGCCTCTTTCCATTCTGTCTTGGTATCTTCTGGCACAAGCATTTTAATATCTCCTGAGATAACATCGTCTAGTCTATCTCTAGATTCTTTGTATGCTTCGTTTTTAATTATCTGTTGCATTGCTTGAGCATGACTGACAGACACTGGCTCTTCCTTCATCGCATTGTAATCTTCTTCTGGGAGAACGTCTTTTATGTCATCGAAGAATTCCTTGTCTGGTTTTTTGTATTTGTATTTAGTGTCGTGTGCTTGGTTATATATGTCAGTTAGTTGTTGTCCGCTATCTCTAAAATTTCTAATAATACCAGCTTCGTCTATCACCCTCACTGGTATATTCTCAAATTCACTAAATGCTTCTATCCTATTATTGCCTTCTATAATCTCAAATTTTCCATCTGCTTTTAATTTTAATGTTGGCGGTGGAAATCCTTCGCCAATAACTCCTTCTTCTAAAACTCTTTTATCAAGCTTTGGAGCTGGAAGTTGATTGGCTTTTATAACGACATCAAATATCTCTTTTCCATTTGCGAATACTTCAGCATCTTGAGTATCTTTAACATTGAAACTAACTGGTGCGGTATCGCCAATCTCAGGAGTATTCCCTTCTAGATAAGCAAAATCATCTACAAAATCTTCAACACTATCATACTTCAATGCTTCTTGTTGGAATGCGTCGTCGTTAGTAATGTCGTTTGTGTCTGTTGATTCAGCCTCTGACCATAGCTCTCCAGAACCACTAAGTGTAGGAATGAGATCATCCCTATTCATAAATACTTTATTGACACTATCTATACCCATTCTATCTGCATATTTTTGTGCTATGGTTCTGTTTGGGAAATAAGAGGTTATTCCTCCGCCATCTCCACCAACACGATAAACAGATACTATACTAGGCGTTGAATCATCAAAGTATTCGTCTCTTAATTTCTGTGCTAGTTCAGGAAAATCTCTAGTAACATAATCATAAGCATTTTGCTTGCTTTCGTAGTCTGATGATCGTAACCACTCATCTGCGCTATCAGTAAAAAATCCTATATTTTCTATACCCTCTGCATTGGCATCTTTATTAAACTTAATATCTGAATCATCTTCTTTTTTGTATTTAGTGTCGTTTGTTTTAGATTCTAGCAGCCAGTCTATGTATTCTTTAGCATTTTCTACTGTATTATAAGCTTCATCTATAAACCTATTTTCACTTACCTTGCTATCATCTAATCCAACTCTAAATAATGTTTGCTTGTCCTTGTCCCATACAGAAACATCGTCTCCCGCCATAACGATATCAAGTCCCCTGTATTTTTCTAATAAAGGTAAGTAACTATTCCTTCCAAAAGACTTTACGTCAACAACAACCCCATCTCCCATTTTGTTTTTTAACGATGGAATTGAAAACACGCTTCTTTTATTAGACAATGCAAGCGCCCCCTGTTTCTTTGCAAGTTCATTTCTCTTCTTAGATATAATATCCTCAAATTGTTTTGTGATAGTATCTTCCTTGCCAAGCCATCTTTCTATCTGTCTTTTCATTGTTTGGAAGAATCCAGCAATCTTTCCTGTATATTCCTTGCCCTTAATGTATTTGGCAAAGTTATCTGCAAGCCACTCCTCTGCTTGTAGGTCTGTCATCTTTTCTCCTGTCTGTTTTCTAGCTTCGCCAAAAAGAACATTAGCTTGTGCATCGGTTAAAAAATTCTTAACATAGTTGTGAAATGCCTCATGATACGCAACAAAGCTAGAAACTTTTCCATTCCTCTCAAGCACCTCTATTAAAGTGTTTGCGTGTCTGCCTAATACGGTTATTCCGTTCTTGTCTGTTAACCTATCTTTTGACATAAATTGAAATTCTTTTCGAGAGAATAGTTTGAGCAAATCCTTGTCCATCTCTTCTGGTGTTCTATCAAACTGTTGAGAATATCCCTTTCCTTTCTTATATGCATAGACTGGCCCTTTGTCTGCTTCTGTTATTGGAACCTCGAACCAAGTGATTCCTTGTTCGTCTGTGATTCTTTTCATTTCAGGCTTAATCTTTTTGAGATACTTCTGAACGTCTCCCTCATAGAATCGATAGATTGGATGTGATGTGTCTATCTTGCCAGATACATCAAACTCTTCTGCATAGTTTTCAATTTCTTTATCAAATTTCCACTTTGAATACATGCCAGAATCAAGCATGTCTTTGTTGACTTTCCATTTCTCCTTAGTTACTGCCTTAAACTTTCCATCGTCAAGAACTTCCGAGATAATCCAATTTTCACTCACTTGTCTAATCTCTAATCCAACCCTTAAATCTTCGGCTGTTAGTGTTGGTCTTGTGAACATCGGTTCTTTTGTAACAATTCCCCAACGGTCATCTCTCGCCAACCCCTCAATTTTCATTGCTGTCTCGCCAGTAGGGAATTGTAGCTTGGTCTTGCCATCTTCTGCTGCTCTTTTTATCTCTTCTCTGATTATTCGTTCGTACCAAGATTGTTTGTATTCCTTTAGTTTTTCAAGACCCGTTAGCTGCTCTTTCCCTTTCGACTGTAGTTCTTGTAATTCTTTAAGTTCCATTTTTCCTCTTTCAGATGATAGGTATTTTTTACCATCCGATCTTCTGCTAGCTGATTCAATTACTCTTTCGATGGTATCTTTTCTTCTGTCGTTGACATACTCAGCCTCAGTTTTAGTAATAGTCAACTGGATGGCACCTTTTTGAAAAAGATCACTTTGAATTTCTATAACCCTACGAGTGTCTCCTATATTTCTAGAACCAGTTTGATATTCTAATGCATCGTATGAATTATTGAATGTTTTTGTGCCACTAGGACCAGTAACTTCATACTTGCCATTAGAAAGTCTTGTTGGGGTTCTTTCTTCAATTGCCATATCTTCAGACCTCACATGAGCAAAATAGTTATCGACACCACCTCCGTCAAAATGGACTTCTCCGGCAGAAGTTTTAATTGGAGACTCATAAATAGATTCTTTATACTCAGCCACATCTCCCCTTAATTCTTCTGACAGAACTATTCCCTCGTATCTTCTACCATAAACAGTTCCTCTGTGAGATGTATATTCGTCTATATCTGTGTTGGCATCCATTGTGTCTAGCGGCAATAACTGAGTCTTAACTTTATCTGCAAACTCCTGAACAGGAATAGCTCCCATGCCAGAATATTCCTCAAGAACCATATTAGTAACATCAATTTCATTCTGACTTATACCTTTCTGTCTTGTAAGATCATTAATATATTGCTTTGAAACAGTAGTCTTGCCCTTTAGTGACTCGACTATCTTTGTTGAGGTATCGTTGAATCCATTAAACTCATCTGCGATATCTTCTCTTTTGTATTTATAATTAGTCTTGTCTGTGTCTGTGTTTTCTGGAAATATCTTATAACTAACAACGTCACGACTATCGTCTCCGTATTTAGTCTTTTTATCTGTCTCTGAATATGCAACACCCTTATACCCCATCTCCTTAGCTGCCGGCTCGATAATATCTTCTATTGCTCCCTCTGGTATTGGTAATCCATTTACATAGTCTTTCATAACCAATGCCATTTCATCTTCACTTAATATGTTTGAAAGCTCTGATATGTGAGCTATGTTCCTTAGGTCTAAAATGTCTGCAACGTCTATTTCTGTATAAAAAATTGATCCTCCTTCTTTAGCAAACTCTTTTTCAACGAATTCTTTGTCAGAAGAAAAGAACCTTGATTTTGTGATGTCATCATCCATGCCTTTTTCTATGCCACGATATATTGATAGCTTGCCATCGTTAACGTTTTCTATAGTTAATCCGATTGGCATGTTCTTGGCATATTCACTTATCTTCTCTGAAAATTTACTGATAAGAGTTTCATTTCCCTCTAGTTCCTTTTTTAGTGTGTCGACTGCGTTCTTGCTTTTATTGAGTATGCTTCCGCCAATACCAATTCCCGCCATAGTAGTTGTGAGCAAGAATGTTTGTGGTGCAACTTCTTTTAGCGACTCAATCCAATCAGTGGCGCTAGTCCATTGTCTTTCTGCTTCGTCTGTAAGCCCCGCTCTGCTCAATACATTCGTCTGTCCCATTTGCGTAACAGTTTCTGTTGAAAGTTCAATTCCGTAAAGCTCAAAAAGTTTGGATATTATTTTAGAAGTTACCTGCTTACTTACACCAGACTTAATTAACTTCTCAAATAAAAGAAGTTCAACGCCAGTGCCAACAGCCTCTGGTATTGCTTCCCATAGTCCATATTTAGAAGCCTCTTTATCGAAATCCTCTTTAAGTGCATTTTCTTCTTCTACTGTTATTGGCCTGCCATTTTGAGATATTGATTCTTCGTTCTTTGCTTCTAGGTACATATTCATCACATCGTACGTAGACATGTCATACGCAAGCTTACCTGCAACAGTACTACCAGCAACTGTAGCTGCTGTTTTTGACTTTGTAACATACCCAACAGCAAGAGATACCGGAACAGCTGCTCCCATCGTAACTCCGGTATACGCAAGGTTTTGTGGCATAGCCGCAACATCTTCAATAGATATACATGGCAATAGATTATCGTATCCCTCTGGCATGGCACTAACCATTTCATTGTATTTTTCTGTATTAAGTCTCTGTGAGTCTAGTTCTTTCTGCATATCCTCTATTATTCCATTGTGCTTATTAACGTTCCAATTGTGCATTTCAATTCTACTATCGTCTCCAGCATTTATCTTTGCTTCAGATATTCTAAGCTGAACTCCCAATCTTTTTAACTCGTCTGAATAGTAATTTATGTTTGAAATATTCTTTTTAACGACATCTCTCTGCACTCTTAGAGTTTGGTCTCCATGTTTATCTTCCATTTTTTGAATATACTTCTCTGATCTTTTGTTTATATAGTCAATGTATAGGTCTTTATCGTCTTTAGCTACAGCAGATGCACCATCTTTTCCTTGAGTAGAATACCATCGTGATAAAATCTGAGGTGGAATTTCTATAACATTCTTGGCAGCTATTTCTGTTAACACTTTTAGGTCGTTTCTTCCGTCTGGCGTCTTAAATTTATCTATAATAGTTTCTACGAATTCTCCTGCAGATGCAGTTTTCTCCTTAAAGGTTTTAATAGTATTCATTGCAGAATCAAAAAATGAGAAGCCTTTGGTTTCTTTCTTCTCTCCGTCTGCATCATTTATTGTTGTTGTTTCTTTTATGGCATCACCATTGTCGTTCATTTCTACTACGCTATTTTTAGTGCGTATAGAAACATTGGGGTTCTTAGAAGTAGAGTCCTCGATATCTCCCCAAATATTATTAGCCTTAGCCTCGTCAAAAGATATGTGTCTACCAGTTGATCGTTCAAATACGTCAGGAGAACCTGCGTATCTTATATAGTCTTGTCTCTTTGATTGTTCTTGTTCCTTTGGCTCTTCTTTTGGAACGAATCCCATGCTATTTAGCTTTTGTTTCTTATCATCTTCTTCTTCTGTGGTGTTTCTGTTTGCGAAAAAATCACTCAAAGGTTTAGATTTTTGAGAACTATCAAGTGGAGAGTAGTTATATGGTGAATAATTTGCCATTATTTTTTAGGAAACATATCTAATATTTCTCTGTCTGTAAAGCCTGCGTTGCGATATTTGGTAACCATGCCGTTGAGATGTTCAAGGTATTCTTCAACGCCTTTGTCTCCGGCCTTTCCAATGCCAAATCCACCCTTTTTAAATCCAGCATCATAAGCAGATTCTTTAAGTTGCTTATCTGTATACATAGACTTGAAGTAGTCTGTATTCAAGAAATCCTTGTCCTCTTCTTCTTGTTCTTTTTTATCTTCGTCTGCCTTTCTATTAACCCACTCATCGTAAGACTTTCCTGTTCCAGTCTCTCCTCCTGCAAGACTCCATTCCTTGTATGATGTTGGCATGTTTGTGTAGTCAGAACCATCTGTTTTCTTTGATCCTGTATATATGACTTCTTTTGTGCTTGGCTTTCCATCTTCTCCTTTGTATACGAAAGTAACAATTTGATTGCCAGTAGCATCATATCCTGTGGTTGTGTATAGCACCTCTGCTTCTGGAGTCGCACTTAAGAATGTTTTTATTGTACCGCTTGGCATTCCTGATTTAATTTCTAGTGCAGAAACAGATGCCTTTGATGCATTATCTAATTCTTCCCATGAAGTATTAGAAGAAGCAAATAAGTTGGTCATTGTTGTGAGATTTGCCCTTGCATCATCTCTCAATCTATTTTCTTCGTCTTGTGCATCCTTTTCTTCCCCATCTAGATAGTTGAGCAACTGAATGTTCTGAGTAAAAGATTTATCATATTCATCTCTAGCGGCATTGTAGTCAGCCTCTTTAAGTCCCATAATGGTAGAGATCATAGAGTTCTTTGTGTTCAACTCATCAACTAGGGTTTGCTTTCTGCGATTAAGCGCATCAATCTGTTCGTTCCCTTGTCTCCTTATTTCTAGTTGTTTCTGTCCGATGATTTCCATTGGTGCGAGCATTCCCTCTTTGCTCTGTTCTCCCAATCTCATGGCCGCCTCAAGTTCAGCTATCTGCGAATCTAACGAATTGATTTGCGTTTCAACAGCAGTTATACCTTGTTCGCTTCTAAGTGCCTCGTAATCGCTCTCAAAGCTAGGTGTTGGAACTGCAGTCTCTCCTGTCTTTGGGTCTAGTCCTAATGCTGTCCTAGCCTCCTCTAGTTGCTGTTGTATAGTAAGTTTTGTGGTCTCATCGGTCATATCATTGACCTCATCAATCTTTGCCTGATCTTCGTCTGCTTTTTCCTTATCTTCTGTTGTAGTAGCTTCATTAGACGTTCCAACTAATCCATCTTGTCCTGGTAATTCAAAATTATACTCTTCTTTACCATTCTTATTCCACCAATCATTAATATCCCAATCTCCTGAAACTCCCTTTCCTGTCATGTCTGGGAATTCTTCTTGCAAGTCTGGTCTTTCTTTGTATATTTCTTCTAAGGTTTTAGTAATATCTGCTGATTCTGTTGTCTGTGTTGGTGCCTCTCCTTCTGCAATGTTTTCCCAACTTATTTCATTAGGTTTAATTCCAAGAAAACTAGCTAATGCAGTTGGGTCAGAATATCCCTCACCAGTAACCTTATTGTAAATCGTGCCATCTTTATTAACCAAGTCTGTATACTTTTCTTTGCCTGTCTTTGGAATATATTGTGTTGTTGCTTTTCCTGTACCTGTAGTTGGTGTGGCAATATTAGCACTGCCAGGATAGCCAGGTTTCCAAGAGTCTTCTAAGGTCCACTCTCCATTGGGACCTGATCCTCCTCCTTGTGTATCAGTTCCTGTAGCGCCACCTTGTTGGTTTTGCCAATTTATGTGAGCAGGACTTCCTTCTGGTACCATAAGAGGTGCTTGTGCAGTCCCTATATTTACTTGACCTCCCTGTGCGACTCCTGCTGCTTGTGCCTGTTGCTGTTCTGATTCTTGTTGTGCTTGTTCTTGTAGCGCTGGTTTCGTATATATTGCTTGATTTCCAACAATAATAAAACCAGCATCAATAAATTGTTGTTTATTTTGTGAAGTATATGCGACACTTACACTAGATAATTGACCACTGTCAACACGAGATTTATTTTGTAGGGCTTCTGGTAGTCTATCATAAGCTGTCCATTGTCCATTGCTATATATTTGCTCACCAGACTGTGTTCCCTCCTGAATAGTTGGTTGCTGTTGGTTGTTAGCCTGTTGGTTATTAGCCTGTTGCTCAGCTGTCTGTCCAACATACCCTACATCCCATGTGTTGGGTTGTGTCTGTGTTGGAGTGGGAGTTGGTGTGGGCGTAGGCGTAGATGACTGGCTTGTTATCTGTGACCAGTCAATTTGGTGAGGCTGAATACCTAAAGAAGTTGCTAACTCAGATTCACTGCTGAACTTTTTCCCAGATGTAGTTCTTATCTCTCCACCAACATTTATTAGGTTTGAATAGTTTGCCATATATGTAAATTAGTTTTTAAACGGTTTTAGTAAGCATATTAGTATAAAAGCAATGCCCCAGTAACTTACCCAGAATGTTTGATAAATGTGGTATGTTGGAAATGTATATGGATGATAATTAAAATACTCGCAAATGTGCCAAGCTAGGTCTACGCCTATCATTATTAGTAAAGTTGTTTTAATTTTGTTCATTTATTCTGCTTCCCACAATATTAGCGTTGTGCCAGTAGGGCTATTTGTTTTAACCCAGGCAATACTTATGTTTGTAGCATCAAATGTTACCGTTCCAGTTGTGTAGGTGCTGGTTGTTGCAGAATAAACCCTTGCAGTTGTTCCGTTAAATGTTCTTTGTGTTGCATTATCATAACCAGTAGCTATTCCTGCACCAGTTGTTCCATTGTACGAAAAACTACAATGAGTTGGAAATTTGTCAGATGACGTTGGGCCAAGGAAAGTTAATCGTATTTTTTTTGGTATAACTCCTAGTCCATGAGCGATAGTTTGTGTAGCGTCTGCGGTTGATACATCGTAAGTTGTTGTTCCGTTTTTATAAGTAGGTCCACCAGTTGTCCAGTTAGTTGTTCCTGTGCAATAGTATATTTTCCCACTGTCGCCATTGAAACAGACATCTCCCTCTGCTCCAGTTAGATTGCCATTAGGAGTAATTGCATCACCAACATAGACATTTATCGTCTCTCCAGCGTCAGCACCTTGGAGAGCGAAATATCGCCTGTAATCTGTATCAGTATATGCCTGTTGAAACATATTAATAACGGCGCTGGTGTTTGAGGCGTTAGTATTTGTTATGTTAATAGCTGTATTTAATCCAGCGTTTGTTACTATTGCAGCAGTTGAATCTGATGTAACAAGCTGGTGATTAACGCCAAAAGATGAGTAAGTGGTAGCTGCCGTTGTACTCACGAGAAGTCCAATTTGGTCAGTCACAGATGCAACAGACATTGCACTTCCAGCCCCTGTTCCTATTCCAACAATTAGATTATTGCTTGCATCTATGAACCCTATTGAATTGGCTGCTTGAGTTGGCGTTGAACCAGCATCAGATATAATTCTTACTCTTTGTCCTGTTGCTGCTGTTTGAAATATCCCACCTGTTATTGTTCCACCAAGCACAGATAGCGAAGAACCAGACCATTTCATGTAATGAGTAGCATCTCCTATATTCAACTTATGAGCATCTGTATCATATCCTAAAAATATGCCAGCAGTTGTATCTGCATAATTGTCCTTGCCAGATGTTCTTAAAAAACCAGAACTATCTAGTGTTATATTGCCAGCAGTAATTGTTCCTAAGTCTGCCTTAATTGCAGCGAGATTGGTGACAATTATGCTATTAGCGTCAATGTTAATTCCACCAATTCCACCGATAACACTAAAGGTTGCTTCTCCTGTTCCATCTTCTGCTGATGCAATAAGTATTTTGCTTTCACCAACTGCATCTGAGAATGTATCTGATGCTTGTAGGACTGTTTCTGAAGCATCAATGTCTAAATATATATAAGTCCTAGACGCCATTGGACTTGTCTTGCTTGCCGCTGTTAGCGCAGCATCGGTTTCTCCAGCGTCTATGCTGTAAGAAGTTCCATCTGATAGGGTTATTGTTCCAGAAGCCCAAGCGACTGTATTTGCGTCAGTGGCAGAAAATACTAAGTCGTGAGAAGAACCTCTCATTGATGGCTTAACCTTTGCAGAAGTTACTGTTCCATTTGTTAAATATGTTCCACTAACCACAGAACCAGTACCAGCATTTATTTTTCCTTTAATAGTCAAAGTTGATGCAGTAGTTACATTCCAATCGATCGAACTTCCTGCATCACCAGCGAAATAGAAGTCACCATTGTCTCTTATGTATGAAGTCCATGCACTACTTTTGTAATATCCTAAATATGTAGATGAAAGATATAATCCATCAGCACTAGGCGTACCTAATGTAGCTGGAATATTTGAAAGGTCAACGCTCCAATCAGCTCCAAGAGTGGCATTATCTTCTGGTTTTTCAGTTCCACTAACTTCTGTATCAAAATCTGCAGTATCGGCAGTTGCTAACCCTCCAGCATCAGTTAAATTTGCGATACCAGATCCACTAGATATTGTAATTGCCCCTGTAATAGTTGCACTTGTAGCAGTCAATGCTCCAGCTGCTGTCCATTTCATTGGAGCAGTTGCTCTGTTTGTTGTTGTTGCACCAACCCACCCAGAACCATCTGTATCTACATGATAACTATTAGCTGTTGTGTCTTGGTCTGGGATGTGTATAGATCCAGCGACTAAAGAACCTGAAATACTAAAAGTATTTGCTGAATTATCCCACAAAACCCCCTGTCCTCCAGCATAATCACCTAGTGTTATGTCTCCAGTATTAGTGCCATCAATCTCAATCTTGAACGTTTGTGTTCCAGCAGAATTATAAACTATCTGAGCTATGGTTGGGTCCCATGTAGGGAATATTTCAAACCTTGCACCATTTATATTAGAACGATAAGAAGTGCCAGTTATTGTTCCACCAACTATGTCTGGAGAAGTAATAGTTTCTCCGCTTGTTGGCGTATAAATACTGCCATCGCTAATATCTCCCTGAAGATACAAGTCATTGATGGTTAATGTGGCAACAATTTGGTCTGTGAATAGTTCCATTAAATGGTGTAGTAATCTTGAATAAGAAGTAATGATTGGCTTGGATGATCGAACACGTATCTCGCCCTCTCCTCTTTATATAACTTCCTGTGTCTATCTGCTTGGCTATAGTTTTTAAGATGTTCCTCTCCAAGTTCTGCGCCTTTTCTAATAATGATATTGTATTCTTCTGTATTTGAGATCAGGTAATCTGTAGCTCCTGTTGAGTTTTCTATCCTTGCACCAGCTGAACTTTCCCATCCATATCTAGTGTAATATTTTAAGTTATAATGCTTTCCAAGTTTTAACACTAAATTGTCAAATCTGTAATCTGTTTCAGATATCTTTGCTCCATCCTTAGTCATGTATAAAGCAACATAATCGCAAGCATCATCGTCTGGTGTTCCAGTAGTTGTTTTATCTTCAAAGTCAAACCTAAGCAAGTTCCATCCTGCTTCGAATGCGTTTCCCTCATTATTGGTAGTAATTGTAATTGAGTAATAATTAGAAGAATCATTCCCAATTCTTAAAATGTAATTAGTAAGATTAGTAGCTGAGTTTATGTATGCCCAAACAAAAGCAGATCCAACGCCCTTATATGGCTCTACGTCAAACTCTGTAAGAGCTGCGTTAGTTATTCCAGCAGTAGTCCCTCCATCCGCATTAATGTCCCAATTTATAGATGCATTTCCTTTAATATGGTTATCTGTGTCTGCAACTAGATTTGTTCCATCGCCAAATGCTGTCCAGTCACCAACAGTATCAAGTCCATCAATTATCGTTTCTTTATCATCTATTACTGTTGATAATAATAGCATGTCAGCGAGGTCGTCTCTTTCTATCGCAACAATATTTTGTCCCAAGTATTCTGATCCCAGAAGTACGTATGATTCTCCATAACTATTGATACCTGCATCTTGCTTTGTTCTATCGAACTCTTCTTGTGTCACAAGTTTCCAGTAATCTAATCTTCCTCTGGTTTCTTGTGGTTGAATATCAATAATACGATCTGACTTTAGGTCTGATGGTGCAGAATATCTATATACCTCATCAAAAAGATTTGGAGATAGTGCGGCTTTCCTGATATGTGACTTCATGTCTGTTTCAGAAAGAACCTGCCTAACAGCCTCATTCATTATAACAAGATAATCTGCAGAAGAAATATCTCCGCTAACCTTAGAAGATATAGCTGCTTGTAAAAGTGCCTGAGTATATATTGGTGTTGCCATATTAGTTTTGGGTTACATAATGTCCCTTGATTAAAATTGAACGAATTTTGACTGGGTTTGTGGCAGATCCATTAACAAAGCTTGTATCAATCCTAAAATCTTCTACCTGTGGCCCTCTATTTAGTATTTTATGTCTGGTTGGTTTTGTTGATGCGTAGGCTATCTGAGTTAATGCCTTAGTGGTCTTTCCTTTGTCATATACAAGATTGAAGTCAACTTTTGCACCAGTAGACATTTCTTCTGTCTGTACCATTATTAAATCTATCTGTGATTTGTTCTCTACTCCATTAACATCGAATGCTATGCTTTTCCATGTAGACGATACTGTGTAGCCAGTAGCTTTTGAAAGACTGAAGCTTGTGGTCGCATAAGACGAAACTAGAAGATCGCCAAATGGGGATGCAATCGCTCCTATTGTCGCATGCTTACCTGAACAGTATTGAAATAACTTAACTCCAAGAGAAGTATCTGCAGCGCCAAACATGAAAACCTTGTTATCACTTACCCATTGGATGTGTCCCTTGTATTCACCTACTTGTTCTTGGTTTGGCAATGATCCCTTGTATCTCTTAAGCATTTCAAGGTTTGATCCATTTATTCTGCCAAGCCAATATCCTCCATCATCAGTTGAATCTTTGTGCCAAACAAATGTAGTTCCATTTTTAGTATATAAAGCACCAATCTGTCCATTAACTTCTATTGGGTCTCCTTCCCATGAGCTTGAAGTGCCATTCCATTTATAGATAGCAGATTGATTGAAGTTAGATCCTGATATGTTTGGTCTATTAACAGATACAATAGCCCTATTTCCATTCCACGTAATAGAAGAAGTTTCTGCATCATCATGAAAATCTAAGCCAGCAGTATTGAGAGTTGTACCATTTATTGTGGCAATATATTTACCATTAGTAACATAAGCAATATCGTCTCCACCTACTATTCCATAATGAGGTGCATCTTCGAGCTGTGCAGCCCCTGTTGCCACTGTACTGCCCCAGTTATCATCCCAAACAGTATCACTGGTTAATAGTCCAATATCTCCGTCTACGCCAGTATCATTCCAGAAAACAAAAGTCTTGCCCTGATAAATAAGCACGCTTTCTGCGACATTAGCTGTACCTGCTGTGATTGTTTTTGGAAAATTACCATTGGTAACTGCTACGTTCGTGATTCTGAAAACCTTATTTGCTCCAGCAGCATAAGTAACTCCATCAGATAGTGCGCTCTTGGCAATTGATGTTATTAAAACTGAACCAAGTTCTCCATCTTGGGTTCCGCCAGTAAGATCTGTCATGCCTGGTCCTTGAGTCATAACGTTAGGATCAGTAAGATCAACATTGGTCATGTCAGAAGATTGATCTTTATTTCCCTTTCCTGTCCATGAATTAGAAAACCATGATGGAGCGAAACCACCAGGTGGATTTATTGTAATTGTCCAATCTTTGTCTTTTGCCATAATTTAGTTAATTAAAAATTCATTCCAAAGAATACAGCGTTATCTACATTTTGTTAGAATTAATGTGTGTAGTAGCATATTAGAACAGTTGAAAAAATGCTCCTGTGTTTGCTGCTGGCTCTGGTGCGGCAGATGTTCCTATTACTGATTCTCCATAATTATCTCCACCAGCAGAATGATCTCTATATATAACAAGAAAATTAGTAGCATCTTGTTTAGACATAGAAATACGATCATATTCTCCTGCATATAGTTCACTAGCAGTTCCATATGAAAGTTCATCATCATTAGCTATTGTTCCAGACACAGTATAAACAGAAGAATAATTATAATATGAAACAACAACTGTTGTTGAATCTAATACAACTATACCATCAGCAGAATGGTTAGCAGCTAAATATATATCTTTATCTCCAAAAGTTATTTCATCTCCTGATGATACAATTCCAATAATAGATGTTCCTTTATTACTATTTCCTACATCTCTATACACTAAAACAAAACTTGTAGAACTTATGGCATCAGCATCAAGATAATATAAATTAGCAGCATTATATTCATATAATGCTCCATAAGCAATTTCATCACCACTTGATACAACACCTACTACTGCTTCTCCGTGAGTAGATATATCTCTATATGCTACTACAAAATGAGTAGAGTCTAAAACTGCTAGACTATTATAATCAGATGCTGCTTCATTAAAATTATATTCTGAACCAAATGTTATTGTATCTGTACTGGTAATTACACCAATAGTTGCAGCTCCATAATCTGAATTAGCATTATCACTATAAGTTATTATAATATGAGTAGAATCTAAAACACCAACACGAGTATATTTTGTACTACCAGCATTAAATTGATAAAGAGTACCATAAGATATCTCATTCCCAGATGCTACTGTTCCTATAACTGCCATTCCATTATTACCATCATAATAAGCCACGACAAAATGTGTAGCGTCTATTTTCTTAACAGAAATTTCATTATCAATACTTGTATCAAATTGATATTCACTACCATAAGTTATTGTACCAGCAGATAAAGTTCCTATTATTGCTTTACCATTACTAGAATCACCAGAATCTTCAAAAGCTACAACAACGTGTGTAGAGTCTAACCAATTAGAACTTGAAAAATCAACAGTTCCTTCATTAAAAGTATATTCAGAACCATAAGTTATATCTCCAGCAGCACCGATAAAATACTTCGGTATTTTACAACCATATTTTTTAAACCACCAACAAAGATGAATTGGCTTCCATTTTAACAGAAATTTTTCATTACAAAAAACACTTAATATGCTATGTATAAATAAAGTAATTTTATCAATGAGTTTTGCTACCATTTTTTTTAGAGCTAATACCATATATTTTAATTTATAGCCCACCATCATTGATGGGCTATTTTATGTTAGTTATTTATTAAGCTTCAACTCCGACTGCTATTACTTCCCAACGAGGTGTTCCAGTTGTTCCATTATATACACATCCGACATAATGTTGTTTACTAGCTGTTGTATCGGTTGGAAGTGTTACTCCTATTGCTGTAAATCCAGTCCAAGTAAGTCCTTTAGTAGTACCAGCATCCTTAAATCTTATCATTAGTTTCTGACCATCTGTTGGAGTTCCTGTGAGAGTAAATGTTGTAGCATTTGCGACAGCACTTAAATCATAAAGATCGGTTACATCTGTATCTATTGCTGCCGTAGAGTCATCTGTTGTTGTTACAACTCTTTGAGTAATTCTCTTGTTTGTGAATGTATTTGTACTTGTATAAGTTGGAATACTTGCACTTGCTAAACTTGTAGCACCAATTCCACCTTGAGCTATCGTAAGAGCTGTTGTAAGCCCTGTAATTGATGTTATATCACTATTAGCACCTTTAGCTGCCTTATTTCCTATTTGTGTTTGAATATCACTAGATACTCCTTTTACATAGGCAAGTTCAGTTAAACTAGGATATGTTGCTACTGCTGCTGATACTATCTTCTTGTCTCCATCTGTTATTAGTATTTCAGAAGCTGTTAGATATGATCCTGTAATTGAAGTGGCAAAGGTTGGTGCAGTGAGAGATGCCTTGCCGTTAAATGTATCCCAATCTGTTGAGCTTAATGCTCCACGATTTGAGGTTGAAGCTGTTGGTATCTGAAGTGTTATTACTGGGGTAGATGTTCCTGTAGCAACAGTAGACGATACATCTGTTCCTGTTGTTCCAAGAGTTAGGGCTGCAACAGAAGTTACGGTTCCTGCAGTACCTGCTGCACTTGTCCAATCTGTTCCATTTGAAGTAAGAACATTCCCTGCTGTGCTAGGTAATACACTAGGAACATTGTGTGAGTCTTTAATTGCTTTTGCACTAGCATATTTAGTTTCATCTGATGCAGTATCTAATTCTGCACCAGTAGCTACTACTTCATCTCCTGTATTTGTTCCACTATTAGTACCAGTTATATCAGCTGAATAAGCTATTGTTCCATCAGCTGCTTGTAATGTTGCAGTATAAGATGTTCCACTTGCATTAGCTGTTGTTATATCTGTTGTTCCTGTTGAAGTTCCTTTAACTAAAAGCTTACCTTTAGAGAATGTTTTTGTCTCTGTTACACTTTGAGCTGTTCCGAGCAACATATCTCCCGATCCCTTATTGTTAAATGTATCCCAATCAGTATCTGTTAAATATCCACTAAGAGAAGTAGTGGCTGCTTGAGTTGCGATTGTATATGCTGCTGAAGTCAAGTGATAATACTCGCCTGCTGTTCCACCATTTAACCCTGCTAAGTCATTATGTAATGTTGTTAGAGGTGCTAAGAAGTTAGAATAATGCTCTGTACCATCGTGAGCAAAATAAATATCTGTTGTATTGTTGGCTGTCCCAAAGATTATTCCAGCAATTTTATCTGTTGCTGCTATTGTAATAGCCGATTGAACAGTTGAAAGATTAATCAATGTATAATCTGTTCCAGTTGCTGTTATTGTTGGTGTAACTGCTCCAAACTTTCTCTTCCAAGTAAAGAATGCTTGTGTAGATTCATTTCCATATCCAGATGGTACTGTAATAGTTACTACTGTTCCTGAGGTATAAGCAGCAATAGGATATAATCCTTTAGGTGTTTGAATATACCCACATAAAGTTATATCTGCATTATCATCATCATTAGCAAAAGGTGTTCCACCAGAAGCTGTAGCTGTTCTTGTTGTTCCTGAGCCTGTAGTTGTTATTGTAGCTGATTCTGTAACTACGTGATAAATATTTCCTGTAATATAAGATTCTCTACCACCTCTTACTGATGAAACAGATGCATAGATATTAAATATCCATTCTCCTGCATTTATTGAAGTTCTTCCTAATGCAGTGTTATAAAGAAAAGCATCTCCCATTACTGTATTAGTTGCACAGGACATTGTATCAACTTCTTCTGAATCACCTGATGGTGTTTGTAATAGTGATTGAACGTCATAATCATTTTCTGAATCCTCTGGAAGTATCTCAGTATGAGTTGGATAAAATGTAATTCCACTTGAGCTAGATACTGTAGTTCCAGTACCATTTACCCATTCACTACCATTATATTTTAATACATCGTCAACAGATGGTGTTGTTGCTATATTTGCATCAGATAAGTCTGTTAGTCTTGTTGTTCTAAACAAATCTACATAAATCACTCCGACTGTATCATCAACCGTTACTACTCTAGCTACACGAGATTCTATTTCACCAACAGATCCTGGATTTACATTTGTTAATCCACCTGCAACAGTAGTTGATAAATATAAGATATCCCCTGCTGACCATCCTTCGGCTACATTAGTGTCTAGATCATTTACTCTACCTCTGCGAGTTACTAGTCCAGTAGCTCCATTTGCTATGGCCTGAGTGGCGACTGCTGTAACAATTGAAGTAGAAAAAGAATCAGCCTGAGCAAGTGCAATAGTAGGAAAGCCAGAATCAGCACTTGCCATATATACAGCATCTCCATTAGCTATATCAACACCAGAAGCATTTTTACAAATCATTAGGTCTTCTTGACCTATTTGTAAAGTAACATCAGTGTCAATCATCGCAGAAACAGTTTTATTAGTAGAATCATAGTAGATTTTACCTTCTTCAAAAGCTCCTGTAGTAGGACTTGTTCCTAGTTTTAGTGTGTTAGTAGCGGTTAATGAATTAATAGTCATTTCATCGCCACTTGTTCTTGGTGTTATTGTGGTCCCACTCCTTTTGAATGGTGGCCATATTATTGGGTTTATTGACATGTAATTTTTATTATAAACGGAATGGTTACCGTATAAATGTCCAAATTAATTACGAACTTGCTAAGTATCCTACTCCTTCTCCATCTACATCTGCGTCTAAATAGACAGTAGCTCTATCAGCGATGTCAAGAGAAATTGCATCATTAGCATATAATACTACTTGTTGGTTAGTTGATTCATCTACAGCAGAATCTCCAACACATATAAATGATGTGTTAGCAGCATTTGCTCTAATGTATATTGATTTAGTAGTAAGTGTTGTTCCTAAAGCCTCGGCAGTCCCAGCTGTAGTTACTGTTTTGCTTCCTCCAGTTAATGTTGATGGAGTAGCTTCTGCTACTGTTACTGTTCCATTAATATTAGTAGTTGTATAACCAGATGAATCTAAAGCTAAATCATAAGTTCCGTTTGTTACTTGTACAAATCCTTTATGTCCAGCAGTATCAAAGATGGGAGTTAAAGCTGCTCCACTTGTAATAGCCATAATTGGTATACCATTAGCAGTTACTGGAATAGGAGCTGCATCATTATCTGCATAAGTATCTAAAGCATTCTTATAAATACCACCAGTTAGAGCTACTGTTGGAGTAGCGCCTGCTGTAGCATTGTCTACCTTAACTGCTTGTCTAGCATCTGAAGTTCCATCTTTAATTTCAACTGATCCAATTTGAATATCAGAAGATAACGTAATTCTTCCTTGTGCGTCTAATAAGATTGGAGCAGCGTCTCCGTCATCATAAGTTATTGGAGTAGCATCATATCTACCGAAAACAGGCAGTCCTGGAGTGATAGTTCCAAATGCAGAGTTCTGAATTAATGTAGCAGTTCCTCCAACTTTTGTGATATCAATTTTACTTGAGACTACAGTACCCCCACCAGAAGTGGCCATAGCTATCTTGTAATTAGCAGTATCAGATGTATCTGTTGTAGCTTTAAGTCCATAAACTATTCCATTTCTATAATCAATACAAAATTCTCCGCTACTAAAGCCTTTAACTATTGTAGCTAATTGTCCTTCACCCTTTGCTTCGTCACCCCGTTCTGCATCATCCCAAGAGAATTCAACTTCTGTAGTTAAAACAGTTCCAGTTACGAAAGCAAATGATGTGTTTAGGTATGTTCCAATCTTTCCAGCAACTTCATCTAGGATTCCACCTTGAGAAAGTTTAGCAACGACTGCTACGCCAGCAGCTTGTCCTGCATCAGCAGTGTAAACTGGGTCTGTAACAGTAGCGTTAGAGCCACCATTCATCCATGAGCTAGAAGTTAAGTCAACGCCAAGCGCTACTATATAAGGCTCCATTTTAGAAATGGTATTTGATCCAGAAGCTTGGGCAGTTGTGATTATAAAGTGATCTGTTGACCAAGTACAAGTTGCTCCAGTCAAAGAAGCAGCCAATGCTGTTTGAATTGACGTGGCTACGTTAGCCATTGAGCCATCACTTGTAAAGTCTGGGTTAATTAGATACTTTTTTCCATTTAATTCGATATAAAAATAACCTGTATCAGTTAATGCAGTGTAATCACCATAGGTGGTACTTCCTGCTGTGGCACAAGTTAAGTAGGCGTTTGTATAGTAATACAACGTAACTGTATCGGCTGACACAGATTCTACATGTTGACTATCAGATACGATTTCAACTGGTAGTCCTCGTTGTAAAGAAACGTCATTTTGACTCTTCATTAATCCTGAGTTTGACATAGTTTTATGTTTTTCCCATTACAGAGGAGTTAAGCAAAGCTTGCCCCCAACTCGTCTAAATAGGTCAAATAAGTTATTTAAGCACATTCACTTTGTGCGTTTTTATACTGAGGGTAGGTTTCCCTACCCCCAGTTCCAAGCCTATTTTACAGAATTTGATATTCTACAGTGCCATCGGAATAAGTAGTTTTTAACTTATCTTCGCCATCAATAATAACTACTTCTTGTTTAATATCTAATTCCTTGACAGGTGCTTTTTCTATCACACTGTCTTTTCTTTTCTTACTCATAAATTTATAGAATTAATTTTATGTTTACGAATCTGTTAATGGTGTTGCTAATCCTCCATTAGCATCTGGGGCTACTCCACCAGCAGCAATATTGAATCCATATCCTGAACCTCCACCAACTCCAGTAGCACCGAAGATAGTTGGGTTAACAAGATTTATATCTCCATTAGTAGTAGTAGATGCTCCTAAGAAAGCATCAGTTAAGATAACTCCACCTGCTGCATTAATAAAATTCTGAAAAACACAATCTTTAACTAAGATATTATGCTGTATAGCATCTTTGTCTGTAACTTTCATAAAGCAAGATGTTGCTGCCGCTGCTGATGCACATTGCATATCAAAAATGCAATCAATAAAAGTACCACATTTTGCATGTAATGAGCCACCACCAGTCTTTCCATCAAATTTTATATTATAGAAAGCTAGTGTGTTGATAACATTATCTGCTCCGAAAGTAACTTCTCTATAAGTGAAACTATCAGAACAACACCATAAATCACAGGCATCTGCATCTGCTTTACTTATAGCAGCGATATTACAGTTTTCAATATAAGTACCTTCTGCATTATCAATAAAACAAGATAGATGTTCATCAAGCGTATTGCTTGAATATATCTTAATGTTTCTGAATGAGTTTCTTGTACCTGTATTTAAGATTACTGCGATATCATCAGTATCAGTTGTAACACCCATACTAATTTTAGCACCTTGAGCTTTTAATCTTCCACCGCCATCCATTCCAACGAAATGAACTCTGCTCTTAGAGACTGTTAGCATTGAAGTTAAAGCATGAGAACTATTGGCATCTAGCAAAATAATATCATTGTTGTTGCTTTCTGCAGCACCGTAAGCAGATTCGAGGTCTGTATAAAACCTAACTAGACCATCTACGTCAGGTGTATATACCTCTTGCATGTGATGATAGTTAGCCTCGTCTGAATTAGCCGAGTTCATAACTACCAAAATGTTTCCGAATGTAGGACAAACGTTTCTAGCAAAAGTCACTAGACTTTGTCCATATCCTGAATTCTTATTCCAATTCATTTTTATTCCCTAAGGCCCACCGCACTACCTAAACGCATAAGTCATACGTTATAGCCTTAAAAGATAAATTAATTAAGTAGTCGACTATCCCTCCCCTAGTCTACATAAGTAGGTAGGGGAGAGAAATAGTTTTCAAACCGATTCGACTGTATCGGTTATTCACTAACACATAAATAAATAATATGTATTCGCAAGAAGTGAAAGATTAAGCATCACCGTCACCACTGGACATTTTAATCCAGCTAGCACCGACTATAGTAATACCATAGCCAGCTCTGTTTCGGAATTCCCAATCATCTGTCTGTACATCTTCTGAATTTGCAGAAGCTGCAGGAGAGATCATGTGAGGAGATTCCCATTGACCGAGATAGAATGAAGATAATTCTGAGCAAGCGATGCCCCAATAATATCTCTTATCTGAATCTGGTGCGCCAGCTGCTGTAGTAGCAATACGAGGTAGAATAACGTGCTTGTATTTGCCATTGTAGACATTAACGACACCTGAGTTAGTTGCAGAGATCTCAGCTGTTGAGCGGAGATATTCTCGTGCAGTATTAACTGTATTTGGGTCGTCTGATGTCCAGAGAATGTCAAAACTTGCTGTTTTCTTTTCTCCAAACTGGTTATAGGTTTCCTCTACAATCAATCTTTCCATTCCCTCTAAAGCGCCCTTTGAAAGGCGAGGGTTATTGGCAAGACGATTTCGGAACGTTGTGCTTGATCCTTTGAGTGTGTGAGCTGAATAGAACAGTTGAAGATCATCACCTGTGTCGATTGCAATTGTTCGGCCATCCCTATCTGTATAAGTTGTGGCTGTTCCAAATGACAATCTGTGAGATAGATCTAAATCAATTCTCTTATATCCTTTTGCGCCAGCTGAAAGCAATGACGTTGAGACTTGTTGATACTTATTCTGCGTTCGCATTTCATAAGTAACTCCAATATTCTCTGCCACACGATAAGAAGTCATCGTGTTGGTGTACCCTTGTTGGATACGACCTCTTGCAGCTTGATCACCTTCGGCTTTATAAGTGAGATACTCATCTGTATCTATTTCGGAGAACTCTCTAGTATTTCCTGTGTGTTGGTCAATGTTCATGACCTTAACCATTCCAGAATCAACCATGTAGTTCTTAACGCTCATAGCACCTTTTGTCCAAATGACGTTGGCTAATTTGACGAAATCGCCAAATTCAATTGTTGTAAATTCCATGAATTAATTAGAATGAATTAAGGTTTTCCATGCCTTGAGCCAATCTGAATTCACCTTCACCAGCTGTCGTAGCACCATCAGCAGTCGCAACGCGACCCTTGACAATGATTACGTGGTGGTGAGTGTCAGTATCTGTATCGATACCTTCGTGATCTTCAAAATCAGTAGTTCTACCTGAGTCTGTATCCCCAACAGCAATAGCACCGTCAGTAACTGGACCGACAAAAGTACTCATTCTGTATACAGGTTCTAAGACTCTAATGCTTTGAGTGGCAGCGCTAGTAGCAAGAGATTCGACTGAAATGCCAATTAAGGCAGTTGCAGCGTTAGTTGCTAATTCAACTGTAATTCCACCACTAGTGATCATAATAAAATCACCAGGTTCAACAGCACCAGCAGAAATTTTTAGAGTGTGTTCTTTGATAACCCACTTTCCTCTGAAAGGTCTAAAGTTTTGCATATTTGTAACCTAATTCGTAATAACACTAATATTATCCAGAATACTTCGACCTAATTCGATATTCTTTTCCCTGTTATCTATTGAGTTATAATCTTCACTGATGAAAATAGACGCACTTTTATTACTGCAGAGCGCTTAGGGTGAACTGCGTAGCGAACTCAAGCAGGGATTTAATGGCTGTGCATTGGGTTCTTCCCTGCTTTAGAGAGCAATGTGTATCCTCACACATTCATTCCTCTGTTGTGAACCCTGCATATTTAAATCGCCACTTGAACTCGTTGCAAAAAAGGCAAAAACCCTTTTAGTTCAGAGTTTTTGCCTTTGGTGTTTCCAATCAGCAAAGATTATTAAGTTGTATATATATTATATCACCCAATCTACAAATTGCAATAGCAACCTGTTGATAAACTGTGACTATTCAGGTAGTTGTGCCTTTACAGTCTCCATTGTTTCTACTTCTTGACCAGAAAACTGCATATCCTTGCCTTCTTTCTCTGGTAGGCTCACCAGATAACCCTTTAAGAATGCAGACTCTCCTATTGTTAGTGTTATAGTAGTGCTTTCTGTGTAGAAAGCTTCTTCTAACTTCCTTTCTATCTTTGGCCAGTAAACCCAGTCTCTTGTTGGATGCAATTTTGTATTTAGCTTTTTAAGTAAGCCATATAACACATGAGCATCGCTTCTTCTATAGACTGTATTACCATCCTCATTCTTAACGATGGTATCCTTGCCTTTCTTTTTAATAAGTTGTGGTACTAATGCTAGGGATATTTCGATACCACTAGGATTAGATGCTACTGCTGGCGATTTATCTGTCATGTTATTTATCAGTCAGGCTATCCTTTATGACGACTCTCTCGATCATAACAGGGTAACCGTTCTGTGTTTTAATGTTTAATTCGGCGAAAGGATAATCTTCTCTTATTTTCTTTAAGAGCCGAAAGTCCTTAATGTCTAGCTCAATTACTAAGTTTTCATCTAGCTCTCTACACCTTGCTAGTACTTTTTTGCTTTGATTTGCCATCTACTAGTATCCTTTCTACATCCATTAGAGTTCTTTTGCTCATGTCTTTATTCCAAAGCTTCTCACTAGCCCTCTTTAATGAATCGTTTATAGACAATGGTACTCTCTGTGAGTACATATATTCTACATCCTCAAGAGGTAGCTCTGTTTCTAATAACAATGTAATGATCTTCAATACGGTATCCGTAGTGATAGCCTCTCTTAACGCTGTAAGATCGCTGATCTTGCTAGTGAGTCCGCTCTCTAGAATTTCTAATGGTATTGTTTTAATGTCTCCATTAGAGAACTCGACCTCCATCTTGTCTTTACCAAGATAAGATTTCTCTTTGGATTTGGTCGACTTAACTATCTTCAATGGGCCATAGTATTTGTCTATATGTTTCATTAGTTTATGTATTTAACATCAAATTCGTATTCCTTGTTGTTCTCTAGGCACTTAAGCTTGAACTTTGTGCTATCTCCACCCTCATCTGTAATAACACTAAGTCTTTCACAAGGATAGAATTGATACGATTTAGTCCATTGTCTTAAAGACATCTCTTTGGCAGATCCATCTTCAAATACAATCTTAACCTTTTGATCCTCAACCCATTTACCATTCTCATTCTTCCATACTTCATCAGTGACCATACCCCATCCTACAACAATCTTACCTGCTATGTGTCGTATCTTAACTAGCGTTGGTGCTTTCTTTCCACCTTTTGAGTAGTATCTGCTAAGTTGCTTTTTATCAGCAACCTCCAGAAGCATAGCCTTAAGCTCTCCTACTTCTGAGATACTGTCCTGTAAACGAGCCAATTCATCCTTTGAGATAGTAATCATCCCTGGCTCTGTTGATACTTCTACCTTTGGTAATGTTTTTTTCTCTGGCATTGTTTTTATTTAGTGTTAGTAAAGTCGTCGTCTGCAAGACCAAATAGCTTCTTGCCCATATCTTTAACAGCTGGAGATATGTTTTCGTTGCTCGCAGCTATACCTGGACTTCCACCAGTAGATGAAAATGATGCGTTTCCTGCTCCTGATTTCATTGGAGCAACACCAGCTAATAAGGATGCATTCTTAATCCTCTCTTGTTTAGCCTCTTCATCTTTTGGTTCTCCTGAGAAGCTATCATAGTGTAATCTAATCTTCTTAGCCATCTCTTCGTCTCCACCTGAGAACTTCTTAATACTAGACTCTAAATTGTTATTAACAATCTGACTCTTAAGAGGTTCAACGTATTCCTTAATTTTCTCATCAAACTTCCTGTCTGTCTCATTTAACTTGTCTTGGAGAGCCTTGTTAGACTCCCTGACAGCTTTCCAGTTCTTGTCCTTGCTAGACATAGAATCCATTTCTTCTTCTTGTGCGTCTAGTTTAGCTTGAAAAGTAGCCACTTCTTCGTCGTGTTTAGTAGTTAACTCCTCAATAGCCTCTTCTTTGGCTGTATTTAATTGTTCTTCTACTTCACTAACAGGAATAGCGTCTACTTCGTTCCCATCTTCGTCTTTATAAATTGGCATAAATTTTTATTAATGACCTTTAACAGCTCTTTTGTTTAAGTGGAGAGCGGTAACCACAGGTCGACCTTTATAATGAACTTAATGTTGGCAGTGGATCAGATGGGTCAGTTGGCTTTTCTTTTGTCATTCTATCTTTAGCTATATCTGATTGCAGTCTGAACCAATCTCTAATTACAAATAATCCATTAATAGTTCCCTTAGAGAACTGTAACTGCTCCATATCGTTAACAACTGTAGCCTGAAACTTCATTTGAGAGTCTATGTGCCGAAGCAATATTCTCTCAAAGTATGTTAGATAGTAACTTCTTGTATCGTGTGGCAATGCCTGGGCCTTGCTTTCTTCTAAGTCTAACCTTGAATCAATAAGTTCAGACATGTCTATAGTCGCTAACTCTTTTCGTATTAGTAATGTTGATTTTGAATCTTCCATCATTTTGTGCTAGGTTGCGCTCCTTGTAGCGGATTAGCATCCATTCCTGGCTGTTGCGGCGCCCCTGTCTGCCCAGGTTGCGATTGTTCTTCCCCTAGTGGCACTTGACCACTCTGAGTCTTGGCAAACATCTTAGAGGGATCTTCTTCCATAACTTGAGCGGCCCTAGCCTCTGCCCATTCCCTGTTAGGAATAAGACCGAGATTGACTAACATTGTCATGTTGTCATTGAATAGCATTTGCTTTAATGCACTACTTCTCTTTTGTTTAGGAACAATGACTATTTCCCAACATAGACTTATTGTCCTTAACATTTTTGAATTAAGGTAAATGATTTGCATTGGCATCCCTGTTGTATCGTAATAGTCATCTTCCATTGCCTTAATAACTCTAGACGATGGAACCTTGTTTGTGGCTTTGACTACTCTTAGCCCTTGTCCCTTGTTTCCAATGTCAGTCATCATATTAATAGAACGAAACTTCTGCTTTATCATCTTCCTAGTCTCATCTACTGCTCCATCCATTGGTAAGAACCAGAAAGCAAGCAATAAGACAAGTCGTCTCTTTGTAAGCTTCTTCTCTAGTAATCTAGCACCAAGACTAATCATTGCCATCATCATTTGGGCTTGTTGCTGTAATTGAACGATTTGAGTAGCTGTAACGTTTCCTTTCTCTTTTTGTCCTGAGAATGTTTGTGATACTGTCTTTTGATCAATGAAATTCTTAACCTCTGAAATCATATTAAACTCTGATTGAGTGACTCCCTGAGTCTCTTTGTCGTTAATAGGAACTAATTCACCAGCGCCAACACCTCTTGTAATCTTTCCAGGGTTGAATACATCTCTAGAAAGCACCCTTTCTGATAGGTTGAGATAGGGTGGAGCATAACTCTTGTGAGTCTTAAGCACTGCTAACTCCATCATTCTATCTAATACCGCAGCAAGGTTTTTGTTATTGAAAATAAAAGAACGAGAATATGCGAAGTCGTGCCTAACAATGCCATCACTTAAGTTCTGTTGAACGATTGTATACTCACCATCACCAGTAACATCAGATAAAGGATATCCAATAGGTAACATCAATACACCATTCAAAATAACTTGAATTTCATTATTAGGTTTATCTTGGTAAACAACTACCTCAACTTCTTTCTCGTCTAACTTGTTTGATAGTACCCACGTGGCATCAGTCAGTGAACCATTAAACTTTGTGACTGTCTCAGGTACATTGACCCATCTTTCCCAGTCACCGAAGATGGTTTCCGCTTCAGCATAAGGCATTCTCTTAACTGTAAATATATAGGGTTGTTTTTCTATAAAATACTGGCGCATATCACCCAAATAGACTGATAAGCCAGATATAATTTCCCTTTCAGGTCTCCCAAAGTCTTTCTTCTTCTCAGATGACCAAGCAACTCCCTTGACTTGACCAAACTGGCCAGATGTAAGCTTCTTGTTAACTCTCCATTGTTCTACCCATTTTTCTTCTAAGAAAACAGAACCTTGTTTAACTAACTCATACTGTCTCATTGACCGCTTCTCTTCGTCTAACTCAAGTTCTTCTGTTTTAAGAATGATTGTTTCCATTCCATCACCGAGAGATTGAATAAGATTATCGTTCTGATCATAAGCATTAATGTCTTGTTCTAGGTTTATAGACTCAAAATGAGCCAAGATAGCCATTAACTTGGTCCTGACTGTTCCACTTTGGAACTTAGTATCACCCTTGTTTAGCTTGTTAGTAAGAATAGTGTTAGCTATCCTCTCGTTAGCAGCATAATACTGAGGGTAACTAAGCCCATCAAACTCAATAAGAGTAGCATCTTTGTTAGTTTGTGATGCTGTTAGTCTAGTCTGCAAGTTGGCTAGATATTTATCTTCTTCTTCTTTGTATTTGGGCTTCTCTCTAACGTCTTGCTTATCTTCGTTGAGAGCAGAACTCTTCATAAGACTGTTCTTAGCCAATTTGTCTTGTTTTGCCATAATGTAAGTCGATTAATTAATTATAATGGTGGAAATGGATCAATAGATCTAATGGGATCGTTGCTTGAATCGTTGTATCTCCTAATTGCTTCCATCTCTTCAATCTCAGGGTCTTTAATGTGGTCAAATGAACGAGTGTGCTTCTCTTTTCTGCCTAGAGCAAGATATCTAAATGCATCAGCTGCATGACTTGACCAATCATGTAGTGGCTTGTTCTTGAACTCATTCTTCTTCTCATCGAACTCCTTGCGATATTGAGACAAAGCATTAATCCCATCCTCGCATTTATCCTTATCGAAATAACACTTATTAAACATTCTCCTAACTGTGTCAATTCCCTCTTCAATTGGTAGCTTGGGAACGACTGTAAAAGGAATGCCTAGCTTGCGAGCAACCTCTAGCCTTGTAAGCCCTGAGCCAAGCTCTCTGACCTCTATATCATGAGGTGCTAGATGATACCCATAAATGTAAGGTTTATCTTGTAGTAATTTAGCATAAAAAGGTAATCCTTCTCCTTGTGTCTCATAGTATTCAATAAGCCTAACCTCAAAGCCATGCTGTTGGAAGAACCAAATAGATGTAGCATCACCGATACCAAGATCCCAAGCGGTATTAACCTTAAGAGCAGGATCATATAATCCAGTAGATATCCTATTCTCACTCCTAACTTGAGTCAATTGTTTAACATAATAAGCACCCTCAACTTCAATATCATCCCAACTTCCATCTCTCCAAGCTTCGCGTAAGCCATCAGGTAGCCCATCTAAGAAGTGAACATAGTCAGGGTCTTTCTCCATTAAGCTAGGGTTATCGTCTACTTTAGCAGGAATGAAGATTCTACTACGCCCTGTGATCGGATCTAAGAACGTTGTTTCTGGTGGTCCGACATCTACAAAGCGACTCCTAACCCATTTATGACCAGCATTACCAGGATTGGTAGTTGCGAATACTTGTGGCCTTATCTCTTCAACTGTACTTCTACACGATGAGATTAGTTTTAAGTAATGTATTTCTCTTGGAATCTGAGTCAATTCTTCTATAAGCATCTTCTGGTACTCGTGTCCCTGATACTTTTCATAAGCATTCTCATCTTTTAAGTGACCTGTTTTAATAAATGCTCCAGATGGGAACTTAATGATTGGTGGGTTTCCTGATACTATACCTCCGCATCTAGTATACATAACTCTTGCCCTTGCTATCCAATCAGAGAGATCATCAGCATTTCTTCTAATAACCAATGCTTTGTATAAAGGATTGTCCTTGTCATATAGTAACCAAGCTTGACCGGCATCAGTCTTTCCTCCTCCCCTAGCACCGCCGAATAGTATTTCAAACTCTGATCGTTCTAGAGCTGTCTTCTGTTTAGCGTGTGGTATCCAATCATTACTTGCCATTTTTACTTTCTGTAAAATGAAAACACATTATAAATAAGAACCAAAACCCTGAATAGCCCAGAACAAATACTGCATACGAAATAATCGTAAACAACGAGATGTTCCCTATAAATGTTAATATGAGATCTAATTTCTTATAGTTCATGTAATTTAAGTCCTAGTAAAGCCATCGATTTCGATGGGGTTTTGCCCATTTCAGTTAATATTCCGTCATGAGGCAACTCACCGATAGCACCCCATATTCCATCTGACATAACATTAAGATGAATCATTCCACCGAAGCATTTCTCCCGACACCATTCAATAAGCTCTTCTAGGGTTGGGATAAAATATGTAGTTCCATCTATCTCCATAGATAAATCATCTGACCACATATCTAAGTCAGCCGCATAGGTGTTTCTGAACGGAAAGCCTGCTTCTTTGAGTTGTTTAGCTAGTTTATATGATAACATGTGTCATTGTTTATCTAAAAAGTCAACACAAACCCTCGTGTTTTCTGTAACCGATATTGATTATATGGGTGTTGTGCGAGGGCAGGGATTTGCACCCTGCATAGAGGATTTAGTTGTGGGTCGCAGACAAGGGTTTGAACCATTCATCATCCTCCGAGCTTCGCCCGACAGGAAGCCTATTCTATCCACAACTATCTGCGTCTACCTATTCCGCCACCTCGCACATAGCAAGTCTCTACTATTAAAAATCATATTCCATCCCCCAGATATAATCTGAGGGCTAGCCTAATGGCAAGAAAGATTCACACCCCGAGGATGAAATATAAGTTATCTTCTCCTATTATATGTACTATTCTCTAAAGTGATCCAAACTATTAACAACAAAATGAATATGATTGGAACATTAATCATTTCTTTGTCGGTAGCATAACAACTCCCATTGGCTCTCCTCCTGTAGTTATATCAGTCTTTTCTGTCATTCCATGATTAGAGCTTAATATCAATTTAGCAATAGTTGAATTATAGTCTCCAGAAAGCCCACTATCTAGCAATCTTCTCTTCTGTTCTACTTCAATCTTCTCTAACGCGTGTAAAAACTTTGGGTTTTCATCTCTCCAATTATATAAAGTTTTCTTTGAAACATTAATAAATATAGCGAATCCTTCTATCGTTGGTAACTTAACATTTACCTTTCTATCATATCCATCAGACTTTACTCCTCTAGTCTTATGAAATTCAAATACTTCATCTTGTCTGGACTCTAAGTATTCATCAACTTTAGTGATGTATTCTTTCTTGTATTCCGAGGGTCTTCCTCCTGCGTGTTTAGTCATAATTGTATTACTAAGTTAATTTACTATTTAGTAGGATTGGTAATCATTTCTATGTCTCTGTTCTTCGGAAGTTTCAGCCCTACTCCCATGTCGTTTGGGTGTTCATCGTCATACCAGCAATAGATTTGTTTATCT